AGATGGTGGCTGATGCCCTGCTCGACTGCTCGAATCGGCACGGGCTCGTGCTCGACTGTTTCGGCGGCAGCGGCACGACACTGATTGCAGCCGAGAACACCGGACGACGGGCGCGGTTAATTGAACTCGACCCCCTGTATGTAGATGTCACGCTGCGTCGCTATCAGGCGCTGACCGGGACCGAAGCGGTGCACGTGGAGTCCGGGCGAACCTTTGCCGAACTTGAAATTCATCGGTCAGTGGGCTGTAAAGCGCCTGCGCCCAACACTAGCCGGGAGACACCCTTATGAGTGATGACTACTCTGTCGGCTACGGCAAGCCCCCGAAACCCACGCGCTTCAAGCCCGGCCAATCGGGTAATCCCAAGGGGCGACCCAAGGGCACCAAAAATCTCGCGACCGATCTGAATGAGGAACTGGCTGAGAAGATCATCGTCAACGAGGGCGGCAGGACGCTCAAGATCAGCAAGCAGCGCGCCATGATCAAAAGTTTATTGGCGAAAGCGCTCAAGGGCGATACCCGCGCGGCCTCAGTGCTATTGAAGTTGCTCATTGACGCCGAGCAAGCCACCACCCACAACGCATTGGCCGAAGCGCTGACCCGCGACGATCGGGCGATCCTGGAAAATTTCAAAGCGCGAGTGCTGAAACAATCAAGTCAGTGCCAGGAGGTCGATGATGAACGCGAATAAATCAGCACTGCATGCGCTGCTGCGGACCGACCTGCTCTCGTTCTTGCACAAATCCTTTCACACGGTCTGCCCCGGCGCGACATTGCTGCCCAACTGGCACATTGAGGCGATAGCCTATGCGTTGCAGCAATGCATCAGCGGTGACATCAACCGATTGGTGATTTCGCTGCCCCCGCGGTATTTGAAATCGTTGTGTGTGACGATTGCCCTGCCCGCGTTTCTGCTCGGTCGTGATCCCACCAGCCGCATCATCTGTGCCAGCTATTCCAAAGAGTTGGCCCACAAGCATGGTTTTGATTGCCAACGAATCCTGGAATCCGATTGGTATAAACATGTCTTTGCAGAAAGTGCCGAATCGCTGATCAAAGTGACTCAGAATGAGCTCGCCATGCAACAAGGCGGCTTTCGGCTCGCCACCTCGGTTGGTGGCACGCTAACCGGCAGAGGAGGAAATTGGCTGATCATTGACGATCCGCACAAAGCGGATGAGGTCCACTCTGACACCAAGCGCCAGTCGGTGGTCGATTGGTACGAGCACACAGCCGCCACGCGCCTGGATGACCCGAAAAAAGGCGTGGTGATAATTATTCACCAACGGCTCCATCAAGCCGATCTGGCCGGTTCACAACTGGAAAAAGGTGGCTGGCATCACCTGAATCTGCCGGCCATCGCCGAAGAGGATGCCCAGATCCCGATCGGTCCCAACCAATACCATCATCGACGCTGCGACGATGTACTGCATCCTGAACGGCATGACTTAGACGACCTCATGCAATGCAAACTGGACATGGGTGATTACGCGTTCGCGGCGCAATATCAGCAACGCCCGTCTCCGCGGGGCGGCGGATTGGTGAAGTGGTCATGGTTTCAATACTATGACCGCCTCCCCCACCGCATGCACGCCGAATATGTCGTGCAAAGCTGGGACACTGCCACCACCGCCGAGCACAGGAGTGATTGGAGCGTCTGTACGACCTTTTATTGCATGGACGGCAATCTCTATCTCGTTGACATCCACCGTGCCAAATATGAGTTTCCGGATCTTAAGGCTAAAGTATTTGCGTTAGCGAAACAGTATCAACCGACCGATGTTATTATCGAAACCGTCGGCGCTGGTCAGTCACTCTACCAACAGATCAAATATGACCTGCGGCAGGCGTCACACCCGGCATTCGTCCTGCATTCTTCACATCCGAAGGACGATAAGGCCACGCGGCTGATGGGGGAAACTCCCGAAATCGAAGCAGGCCGCGTATACCTACCAAGATCTGCGAAATGGCTAGATGAGTTTCAGCGTGAGCTGCTGGATTTTCCGAACGGCGTACATGACGACCAGGTCGACAGTCTGACGCAGTTCCTGCGCTGGGATCGGCGCTATTATCGCCACAAACCTCAGTGCACTGCTATGTTTTGCTAATTATACGGGCACCTGCCGATGCTCAAAAACCGCCAGCTGCTGACGCAGCACCAAATTCTCCAGCGCCAGTGAACGGCGCGTGCGAAAGGCCGAAAACAGCGCCCAAAGACAATCACAAGCCATTTAATCATGCGGATGTATGAAAAAGGCCAGCTCATGATGGGACTAAAGCCGCCGAATACGGAGGATTCAGGCGAAGGATCGACTGGACTTCGCCGGCCCGGCAAGCGTCAATGCGGTCATGCCCCTGTCACCGACAGCACTGCCAAACGACCCGCTGCAAGCCTTCCAGGCACTAGACACCTCGGCCTTGCGGGCGTTGTGGTGCGAGCAGTTCAGCACGGCCGCGGCACCCGGACTGCGGCGAGAGTTGTTGATAGGTGCGCTGGCCCACGCGCAGCAGGTTAAGGCACACGGCGGCCTCAAGACCCGCATCCGGCGCACGCTGACGGACACGGTCGCCCATCCTGACAAGCCACTGCACAGCTCGCCGACCTTGGCCTCTGGGACCCGGCTCGTGCGCGAGTGGCAGGGCCAGACGTACACGGTGGAGTCCTCCACCCACGGGTATCTGTGGCAAGGCCGGCAGTTTGCATCCCTGTCGGCCGTCGCCCGCGCCATCACCGGCACCCGTTGGTCCGGCCCGCGTTTCTTCGGGTTGGACGCGGGTAACGCAGGCTATTCGACATGACCGCGCCGGCCCGCTTGCGCTGCGCGGTCTATACCCGCAAGTCCTCCGAAGAAGGGCTGGAGCAGGATTTTAATTCACTCCACGCGCAACGCGAAGCTTGCGAGGCTTATATAAAGAGTCAGACCCACGAAGGCTGGCGGTTGGTCAAGCACCATTACGACGACGGCGGACTATCGGGTGGCAACCTGGAGCGCCCTGCCCTGCAGGCACTGCTGGCAGATATACAGGCCGGGCGAATCGATGTAGTCGTGGTCTACAAAATTGACCGGTTGTCGCGTGCGCTGACCGACTTCGCCAAGCTTGCTGAATTGTTTGATACGCACAACGTGTCGTTCGTGTCCGTGACGCAGCAGTTCAACACCACCACCTCGATGGGCCGACTCATGCTGAACGTGCTGTTGTCCTTCGCCCAGTTTGAACGCGAGATCACCGGCGAACGCATCCGCGACAAAATCGCCGCATCCAAACAGAAAGGTATCTGGATGGGGGGCTTCGTGCCGCTCGGCTACGACGCCGTCGATCGAAAGCTGGTCATTAATAATAAGGAAGCCGACACCGTGCGCACTCTCTTTGCACTCTATATAAAGCTCCGCAACGTCACCGCCGTGTGGACCGAGGCCGCACGCCTGGATTTAAAAACCAAGCGCCGCTACCGGGAAGACGGCAGCGTGACGGGTGGGCTGGCATTGCAGCGCGGACACCTCTACCAAATCCTGCGCAACCCTGTGTATGCCGGTTGGATCCGCCATCGGGGAACACCCTACGAAGGTCAGCACGAACCCCTTGTTGACCGAGCCACCTGGGAAACTGTTCAGGAGCGGTTAACGGCCAATGCCCGCCGCCAAAATATCCGCAACACCGTGACGCGTCCGGGGCTGCTGGTAGGACTGGTGTATGACGGCGACGGTCAGCGGCTCACCCACTCGCATGCAAGCAAACATGACCGCCGCTACCGGTACTACGAGGTAAAACGAAAGCCGGGTAAAGCAGGAACAACACCGCTGCGGATTCCGGCCGAGCAACTCGAAACCCGGGTCAAGGATGCCCTCCTTGCACTGCTCGAGTCACCCACCGACTGGTTAAACAATGTCACGGATGCCAGTCTGCCGGCGACGGTGCTGAAGAAATGTATCCAGGCATCCAGACTGTTACTTCAAAAATGGCAAGGTTGGAATCCGGACACATGGAAACAGCGCCTGCAGCATTACCTGCAACGCGTTGTCGTGGAATCGGATGCACTGTGTCTGGTGATCAACACACCGAATCTGGCAAGTGACTTGGGACTAACGGTGCCGGTCACTGGAACGTTCAGCCACCGGGTGCCCTGCCAATTCGTCAACCGCGGCGGTCAATT